GTCAAGCATAGTTTGTAATTCTTTTGGATCCATTTTCCATTCCTTTTGTGATGTGCTCTTATTCCCTGTGGGGGTTTCTAGCCCTTTAGCTGAGTCGCCTTTAGGTGCAAATTGAGCTTTAAACTTCGTATAATCTTCAGCATTATCAAACGCCTTAGAAAGGTTAAAAAGAGTATTTTGATTACAAGGTACCGAAACAACTGAAATTTCAGTTAGTTCCAATTCTTTGATAACAAACAGCTCAGTGGCTGCATTATACTCAGCATCGAGTACTCTAAACCCGATACTAAATGCAGTTAGTACTTCATCTTTAATCAGATTAAATACTTCGGCTGCTGCTGAGATTCTAGCTTTTATCCAAAGCCCCTTATTATCTATCTTGTGCTCTACCATTCTCCCAATAGGGTCATCATGGTCGTGCTGAGATAAAATAATAGGATTGTTAAGGTAGTTTTTCATACCTTTTTCCCATACTCCAGTTGGAACTACATCTCCGACTCTGTCTACGTCGTTGGTACTTGCGTAACCTTCAATGTAAATAGAATCAATAGTTTCTCCTGCAGCGGGCAATTCTTTGGTAAAAGCACTATTTAAATATAGTACTTTATTTTTATCCATGTAACTCCTTACTTAGGTTCCGGTGGAGGCTTTTTAGGCGCACCGCCTACGCTAGGGTTCGCTGCGCTTCCGGCTATATTAGCTGGTACGCGTAGTTTGTCAGACTCGGGGTCCTTGTCTTTTTCACTAAGGTTGTATAGTAAGCAGCCACATCTTTTAACTCTGGCTGCAATGCTGATACGTTGGAGGTCACAGGTGACACATCGTATCCGAAAAATCTCTCTATTGCAGATACATATCGCGTTGCGATAGGCATTACGGTTTCGAGATAAAATAGTCTTAGATTAGGGGAAATATTTGCATTGTTTCCGCCATCTAGTAAAATTGGGGGCACTCCTAAAGCTTTCAGTATTTTAGTATCATGTGTTTTGATACTGTTGTCAAAGTCCATTTCTTGGAATGACGGAGTGCTGAAAGGAGATGGCTTTAATCCGCTATCCAAAATCATTGGACGCTTAGCACCATTCTTAGGGCTATATTTGGTTGCCCAAATAGCTAGTGTTTTGTCTTTTGCTTGTTGGCTAAGTGTATTCTCAGTGGTAAATATAATACCAGGAATAGCACCATTCTCGAAGAACTGTTGTTGGAATTCCTGCATCTTATACAGGATATTAACATTTCTTGTTGCCGCTGTTAGTCTACTAGAACCTCTATAAATAGACTCTGAGCTAAGATCTCTAACGTGCATTACTTCGTTAGGAGCGAATTTAACAGTAGCATTATATTCGTAGTGAGATACAAATGTCTTATCATCTGTGTGTATCTTTACACTTGCAGCAGGTAGATGATACATGAAAGCACCATCATAATAGATAAAGATATTACCCTCTAAGATAAAGTCTGTAAATATTGCCGTTCTAAAATCTTGTACTGATTGGTAGGGATTTGGTCTGTAGTTTAATAGTGTATGCAAGCTTTTAGCACGCATACCTGGATAGTTGCCATCCATTATCTTGTCTTTGATATCGTAGTCTAAGCTAGAACACGCGCTAACAATCATGTTAACTCCGCGACTAACTGTCTCTAGTCTATCATATGCTCTTCCAAACGTAATGCTAGAAGTGGTGGTAATATTACTACCCTGCTCCATTCTAATCATCTCTTGGGCGGGATTAAGCTTTTCTTTAAACCATTCTCTCGGGTTTAACCAATTCATATTCTGTCCTTAATAAAAACCACTAAAGGACGATAGAGTTTTTACTTCTCCACCTTCAGCCTTAGTCTTTTGTATTTCAATCCAGCGCGCTTGTTTATCTACAGATGTTGGAGATGGTGCTTTTCCATAGACGCCGTGTAACGCTACGTGATGACGATTACACAGTGTGTAAACCATATCATATAGCTCCTTATGGTGCTCTGAAATGAACTCGTCTCTAACCTCTAAAATGCCCTCATCGGTAGATATGTCGTATGACTTTCTATCCGCCCAAGCATTAAGTAGTAGCGTGACTGAATGTAAGTGGTGTAACTCTAAGTCGTTACTTGTTCCGCAAATATAGCAAACATCCTTTTTCTCGTATGCTGCCTTTGCTCTATCTCTAACCCATTTTACGGGAATTCTTTTATTCTCTATGTTTTTTGCCATGTATCGGGTTATTTTTTGTGGATACAATTTCGATTTCCCATATTGTAGCATGTTAGCTAGTGAATGTCAATACTCAAAATTTTACAGCTCATGGATAAAAATACACTTGCCACCTATTTAGTTATTGTACTATAATTAACTTTTGAACAAATAAAAAATAGTATATGGAAAATATTTACATACAAAAGGTGTTAAATCTTTGCGAGCCAGAAACTAAGGTTTTGTCAGAGTATGTTAATGCAAAAACCCCTTTAATTTTGCAATGTAAAAACGGACACTTACGACATAAAACTTCTAACGATATTATATCTAGAGGCAGAGGTACTACTTGTAACGAATGCTTGGGTAAATCTTCTAATGGTAAAAAACTTAGCTCACTAGTAGAAATGGAATTTGAGAGGGAAGGTCTTAGACTATTAGAAGAGTATGTTGGAGCACTAATTAAACATAAAGCAGAACACATAGTTTGCGGTACTATATTAGAAGTTACCCCCTCCTCTGTAACTAGGGGTAGGCCTCCACTATGCCCTACATGCGACATTAAGCCGAAGAAGTGGGACACGACTTTATTTAAAGAAGAGATATCTAAGCTTTATAATGGCTTAGTTGTAGTTGGTACGTATATAGGTATGAAGTACCTTATAGAAGTAGAGAATACTATATGTGGCCATAAGTATGAGGTTAATGCAGGACACTTATTGTATGAAGGAGTAGGGAGATCTTGTAAAGTGTGTGCAAGTAAAACTGATACACAAGCAAGATTTACCAGTATATTAGAATATAATAACATAAAACTACTAGGAGAATACTCTACTACTCAAACTCCTGTTTTAGTTAAATACCCTTGTGAGCACGAGCATTTAGTTATACCTAATAACATTGTTACATCTAATTCTGGAACAATCTGTAGAGTATGTACCCCCACTACGCAGATATCTAGTTATGAACTGGAAATTAGAGAATTTATAGCTAATAACTATAGCGGCTGGGTAGAGTACTCTGATAGGTGTATACTAGAGGGTAAGGAACTAGATGTAGTTTTACCTGATATAGGTATAGCTATTGAATTTAATGGTTCTAAATGGCACTCCGAAGAGTATAAAAATAGTAGCTATCATATAAATAAAACAAACATGGTAGAAGCTTTTGGGTATATGCTAATACACATTACAGAGCAGGAATGGTTGGACTCTAAAAATATCGTTAAATCAAGACTACTACATATTATAGGCTGTGGGTCTAGAACTAGGTACTCTGCTAGAAACTTAAGGGTTACACAAATACCCTTTCCCAAAGAGTTTTTAGATAACAATCATATACAAAAAGCGGGCAGTATCACTAAGTATAATTATGGATTATTTTCGGGGGATGCTATGATTGCGTGTATGACTTTCGGTAAACCTAGATTTAGTAAAGCGGCAGACTATGAGTTAATAAGGTACTGTACTTTAGTAAATAGTAGTATTATAGGAGGAGCCTCAAAACTACTAAGTGCTTTTAGGAAGCAGTATCCTGGCTCTATACTATCTTACGCAGACAGGCGCTGGAGTCAAGGTAATTTGTACAAAACTCTAGGATTTACATGGGTACACAATACTCCGCCTAACTATAAATACTATAAGTATAAATATGCCTTAAGTAGGTATAAGTGCCAGAAGCATTTATTAAAAACGTTACTGCCTAAATATTACGATGAAAATCTTAGCGAACATCAGATAATGAAAAACGCTGGATTTTTTAAAGTTTATGATTGTGGTAGTAGCCTGTGGTTACTTAAATAAAAAGCCTGTATGGTATTATACCATACAGGCTTTTTTAGTTAAATAACTTCTGCCACCAAGACTTGTTGGCCTCATCTAACCTATGTAGTAATACCTTCTCTCTAGTCTCTAAAGCATTAATACTTGTACGTAACTCCTTTATTTCTGAGTCCTTTGTCTTTAGTCTGTTAAAAATATCTCGCTCCATCTCCTCAGCATTTCTCTGCTTCTGTAGTCGTTCGATGGTTCTTTGTAGATTGGTATTCTCTTTTTCAAGAGTATCGATTAGGTTCAAGGCTTCTCCTTTGCCGTATAGTAATTTATCAATTCTATCTACATGTTCTAAAGTGGATTGTGTTAGGTAGCTTAGTACGGTTGTGAAGCTGTATTCGCCAACCCTACTAAAAGGGTCTTCTGGTCTGGTGGCATTTAATGTAGGTCGAAGTCTACTAATAAGACACGCCTCCACTAAGTCTATATGATCACTATGGCACTCAAATAATACCTCGCCTTCAGGG